TTCGGCACGATTATTGCTATCCGAATCATTACAAAGTCTTAAAAAGTCTTTGGCTTCTTCGATTCTGCCGTCTGATTGGGAGTCTGCAACTCTGTCGTATGCCATAGGAATTCCTTAAAGATTGTCTGATTTTAAGACATCTGTTGTCTTTTTACTACACATTTTAGCCCATCCAGCTTGACGGGAGTTGATAAGTTCCCCGTTGTTTTGGCACTTTTCTGGGCTCATTAACCATTAATCCGATGTAACGGAAAGCATCTGCTCCGTGTGAATAGCTATCGTGCAAGGGTTTTTGTGAGAATTGTTTGGTATCGGGGTCAACGTCATATCGGTAATGTCTTAAACATTGCAGTCCATCGTGGCAGTTTGCTTTATCAAACCAGCACTTGTTAAACATCATTCGGGCAGCATTAATAGAATCAGCGATGGGTGTTCGCTCAATAACTCGAGTGTTATACCCTGAAGCTCTAACGATTTCTTCAATAGATTTGCCGTTTGATGCCAAAGTTTTGTTTCCAGCATCATGGGGTAGCCAAATAGTGTCATATACATATCCATACGACTGCATTTTAGCCAGGTAATGCGCTATTGTTTCTTGGTTGTTTTCGTAATACCGAATGAGGCGAGTTTCCATGCCAATAAACTGCACAAACCAAATAGCAGTAGCGTCAGCCCAACCGAGGTCAAATACAGCGTGAACTGGCTTAATAGGGTCATAAGGAACATTCGTAATCCTTCCGTCTAGCTCTGCCATCGTCATCTCTTTGGCAAAGATAGCACCATCTACTGTTTGACGGCATAAACCTTCCCAGACTGTGTTGTAGGCTTGTCTATCCCTGCTAAATAGGGCATCTTTCTCTAACTTGAGCGTATCAGGAAACCAGGGATTGTCTGACCAATTAATCTTTGCAACTTTGCTATTTTCTGGTGGCACAACCACAAACCTTTGGTAGGTTTCGTCTGTTTCAAGTTCTGGGTTAAAGGTGATCCATATTTCTGATTGTTCTTTACGGATCGTAGGAATAAGTACGTTCCACGATGCTTTAGATACGCTCTGTGCCTCCTCGACCCAGCATATATCCACACCCTCATAGGACTTAATGTTCGTAATATTGTTTTTAAGCCCAACGAACGCAAATTCTGTCCCGTTCTTACCCTTAATGGAGTTTTGTGTAATCTCATAGAATGACTCCAGCTTTAATGCAATGATTTGATCTGATAAGAGTTTGTGAACTGATTGGCCTATAGAGTTTTGGAACTCACGGGCGCATAAGACTCTAGTTGGCTTGCGTGATCCTATAACCAATAAGGCTCTAGCAACGCCCCAAGACTTAGCACCGCCTCGCCCACCATATAAAACTTTGTACCGACAAGGCTCAAATAACATCTGAAGTTTGACAGGAAACTCAACTTGAGCTGTTATTTTTTTTATTTCTTCAGGGTTGTAATCCTGTTCAATTTCACTCATCTATCGGCTTAGGGGTTCTAAATATAACTTCTAAGGATGTAGTGATATTGTTACCCTCTGCATCTTCAAGAGTGTTAGCCTGGACTGCCTTGCCATCTAAACGATCAGCGACTTCTTTGACAGCCCATGCTTCCCCTGCTTCTGCTTGATCTAATACCTTGTCAACAATCCTGCCAATCTTCTGTGGATTCTGAGCTAAAGCCCTTCTCATAGCATCTAAAAAGGGCTTATTCTTTGTTGCGTTCTTGTTACCAATAGGCGCACCGACAGGATTATTTGACTTTTCTTCCATTTCTTTGAATTATAAATACTTTTTGTTGTATTTACGCAACACTTTGGCTGTCATCAGACTGTTGTATTTCTGCAACACTTGTCTGTTTGATAGCTTGGACTTGTGCTGTAGCTTGTCCATGAATCTTAGCGATCAATCCAGCTACTTCTGCATAAGCAGCGTTACCCACGTGTTTAAGGATTGCTTCTACTTCTGCGATTTCAAGATTAAGGTTAATCATTTCTTTTTAGCCTTTGCTTTCTTAGCTTCACGCTGAACATTCAAAGCGATGGCTACAGCCTGCTTCTGTGGCTTGCCTGCCTTCATTTCTGTTTCGATGTTTTTTGACACAGCACTCTTTTTTACTGACTTAGTTAATGGCATTGCTTTACTCCTTGTTGTTGCCTTCTTCAAGGCGGGTTTTGCTTTAATTTCTGCTTTGCGTGGTTCAAAGTCCTCAGCAATAGGAAAATGCCATTGATTAGATGGCTTGGGCTTTGGGCCAATGACTTTACTTAACCAATCAATAATGCGATCAATCATATTTTTCCCCTATTCTGTCCAGCAGATATCCTGCCAGCTCATCAGTAAACACTTCTCGCCCTCGTGGTCTATCTTTGTGAACTTCAGATATTCCTCTTTGGGATCATCGTTCATTGTGCCAAAACGGACTCTCGCCCCTACTTGAATTGGCATTGCTTCTCTACGATCTGCCGATAGCTTTTTGCCAGGGCCTACCGCTACTACAGTTCCCATGTTTTCAGCTTCTTTGTTATTCACAATTAATACAGAGCTTAAAACACGAACATCTGGGCGGACAATAATCTTGTCCCCCAGAGGTTTAAAAGTTACAATTTCTTCAGCCATTCAATATTACCCTATTGGTTGGTCAAAAAGTCCCTTGCCTTTACCGAGGCTTGGGGCTTTTGCTTACATATCGTCTTGATCGTGTCCGACACGCTTATGGCTGTAGCACTCACGTTCACCCATATTGCCGTCATTCAACTCACCGAGCTTGCCTTCAAAGTTACCAGCATGGGAGAGTGGGCGTGAACCCATTGCATCCATTTTGCCCATGCCAACTCCACCAACTAGCTTAACTTTACGCTCGCCAGAGGTATCAGAAGCATCTGCACCTTTAGGTAATTTATCGCCAGTTGATAGTGGAATACCTTTGCTGCTGTCCATTTTGCCCATGATTTATCCTTTAAGATGGGGTTAATACACTACGAATAATAATACTATTTTACGATTTTTCAAGCAATTTTACTAGATTTATTGCACCTTCAATATCGTGGATTCTAGCTACTGTTGATCCACGCCAATTCAACATGAAGGCTTGTTGGGCAGGTGTAAATTTAGCTTTTTCATCTGATTTTATTTCGACCAAAGCTGTTTTTGAATTTTTGCCAATAACCAAGTCGGGAAAACCCCCAGCAACCCTAGACGTATCGAACACAGAGCAACCCAAATCACGCAAAGTCTTAACAATAAGCGAATGGTTAGCGTCAACCCTTTTAGCATAAGTCATTGAATTGTAATAAATTAGAGGTTAGTATCTAAACACTTTACACCAATAGGGGCAAAAATGTCAGGTTATTATCTTACGGATGAACAATGGATAGCAGAGTGGAAAGCAATAGGAAGCCCCGCAAGATTTGCAAAGAAACATAAATTAAACATCCGAGCAGTATATAACCGCAGAAGATCCATAGAAAGTCGCTTAGGCATTGAATTGCCTACTTTCAATGACGCAAGAATACCTATTAGCAAAGTAATGCAAGCAGAAGGTCATACTCGCAGAGGGTTTGATTTAGAACAAGGTAGAGTCATTGTTTTTAGCGATGCACACTTTTGGCCCGATATTACGACTACCGCTTTTAAAGCTCTATTAGAATCAATTAAAGAGTTTAAGCCTACAGCTATTATTTGTAACGGAGACGCTTTTGACGGGGCCGGAATTAGTCGCCATCCTAGAATGGATTTCGATAAGTTGCCATCAGTCAAAGAAGAACTTGAGGCTTGTCAACATTATTTAGGTGAAATTGAAAAGGTAAGCAAAGGTGCAAAACTATTCTGGCCGCTTGGGAATCACGATATGCGTTTTACTAGCAATGTGGTTAACTTTCTTCCTGCTTTTGAAGGCGTGCCTGGGACTTCTCTAAAAGAGTATTTTCCTATGTGGCAACCTTGTTGGTCTGTTTGGATCAATGAGGACACTTGTATCAAGCATCGGTGGAAAGGTGGATGGACTGGAGGTAGAAACAATACTGTCAATTCAGGCGTAAACATGATTACAGGGCATACTCACGTTTTATCTAGCATCCCCTTTAACGATTACAACGGCACTCGCTATGGCGTTCAAACAGGCACTCTAAGCGATCCTAATGGCCCACAGTTTAATTACACAGAAGATACACCTAAAGATTGGAATAGTGGCTTTGTAATGTTGACTTTTGAGCGTAGCAAATTGTTACAACCTGAAATGGTACGAGTATGGGGCGAGGATGAAGTTGAGTTTAGAGGCAAGATCCACTCAATATGAAACTGACACCCGCAATCCTACGCAATCTTTATAGTGCAATGGTATGTTGCGAACCATATTGCAAATGGGATATGCCTTTACCAGAGCAAGTGAAATTTATTGTTGATGCAGACCCTGAAGCTATGGGTACATATTTGCACGATGACGGGGATTGGGAACACATAGTTACAGTATCAGAAGCTCGGTGTGGGCATCTTTACACAGTTATGACAACGCTATGCCATGAAATGATTCACATGAGCCGAGCCAACACAGTCACTCATGCTTGGACTAAACACGATGCGACATTTAAACGCAGAGCAAAACGAGTCGCTACCGAGTTAGGTTTTGATCCTTTGGAACTCTAACGAATCTTTTGTAATACCAATTCGAGCAGTTCTTCTTCTGTAGTAGCGTACTCTCGCTCAAAGCGTTTGCGACCCATTCCGTGAATACTGGTATTTGCTCCTCGATGGTGGTAGGGGCACAAGGGTATAACAGGGGCATCACCTCGTTTACCAGCTCGTCTAATGTGATGCAACTCCGCTGGAGTCCCTTCATTGCCTTGTTTGTAGCAGAGGATGCAGCCAAATCTCGCCAAGCGATCATAATGCGCTTTTTGAGCCTTAGTGGACACTAGTATTCGTATAGATTTCTATAGCTTGTGCTGATTCTTTAATAGAGCTAACCAATGTATGCACTTCATCGTTCTTGTTTTTAATTAAAGCATCGTACAGGTGGTGAATTGATGATTTAAGTTTAAGGATGTGTTCTGCATAGTCGTTCATTTAGTTATTCTTTCTAATTGTCTATTGTTAGCTTGTTCTGTACGCCAGGTTTCCCACCGCATTTCTGCTGCCCTGATCTGCCATTTTAATGCTTCTACTTGTTCTGTCGCTACTCCAATACCCTTACATAACTCTTGATATTCAGGGCTAGAGTATGCTTCTCGCTCTTGCGCTCCTAGTGATTGTTCACTAGATTGTTTCATCTTGATGGCTCTAAGGCTATGCTTGTATGACTCTAGCTCTGCTAATTGGCCTTTTGCCTTTGCCAGCTCTGGAGCGTTTTTGTAAATAAACTCAATAGCTTTGTTTGGATCGTATTCAATATTCATTTTAGTGCCATCCATAAACCGACTTGTGCAAAAGAATAGCCTAGCCAAATCATAGCGTTGGGTATAGAGCCTTTGCGTAATTGCAAAACACCGACCATCAAATATCCAAGCCCTGTTGCTGCGATAATGGTTTTTTCCAACATTTGTATTCCCCCCTGTTTCCTAATTGATACTGAATAGCATAGTCTTGCAATAATACTTGAGGCAATTTCTTGCTCGATATGTATTGTCTAAACTTTGCTAATCCCCATTCATACCGCCATTTACAAAGCTGCCTGACGGCTGATTTGTGCCGTAATTCGTTGTCGTAATTGGAAGAATGATTCTCCAGCATAAGGCGTTATTCCTAATTCTCTTGCTTTAGCTAGAGTTAAATCATCAGATGAGAACCACGGCAACTGTGGTTTTTTTACAACAGTTTCTGTTAGATCAATTTCATCTTCCCATCGCCCTTGATTTAGCCAGGTGGCGGGATGAGGAATAAACTCTTTTGAAGTTTCTTTGAGCTTCCAATATTTTAAATGATTTGATATGGCATCAAGAGCTTCTTTTTGCTCTAACTCGCTTAACCGATTCCAGCTTGACTGCGCTGCTCTTTTTGCTACTTTTCTTGGGTACAGATCCCAAAACGCTTGAAACATGAAACATCTCCCCGTTACGTTCCATCATTATAGCTTCTACCAAAGTGCAAGTCATTCCTTGCTGGACAAGAAAATGCAAGCCTTCCCTGTCATAATGCACATGGACTTCGGCTGATCCATCTTTGTTTTCTTTAATTTTCTTAATTAAAATTTCCATTAATGTTTGCCTTCAAAAGCAGCAGGCCCAAGTGCATGGATAAGTTGTTTATTAGCCTCTAGCTCACGCCGGGCAAATAAAAGTTGTTCTCGTAATGATTTAATTTCCATGTCTGCTACTCGTAACATATCAATGAGCATAGACTCCCGTGTTTGAGTGTCAGCGTTGACAAACTCTTTGGCACTTACCATATCTTCAATCATAGTTCCCCTTAGTTATTATACTAAACCACTTAAAGTATATATAAAACCTTCCTTGCGCTTCTGGTGAGCGAACCTAGCCTACCTAAGTTCGCCTTCAATTCTGCCCATCCGGAGCCACAGAACCCGCCAGTCGTTCGATGCACAGGCACTAGCTTCGCCACCTGTATTGCGCTATTTCAGCATCTTCCCTCTAGTAACGCTACTTCCCTTTGATCGCTACGATGTCGTTAGAGCCGCCAATCAAAGAAATTACATCTTACAACAAGTTTTTATTTTTGCAACTCAGGCCAAATTAGATGCCAGGATTGCGGAAACAAGTCCTTTCGTGTGATTAAACCATGCGACTCCTTTTCAAGAGTTGCCCCTAAAAATGCGTATTGTGAACCAGGAATACCATTTTTTTTCCATTGTGATACCGCAGCGTGTGAAATGTTGCATAAAAGCGACACTTTTTTAACGCCCCCCAACAGCTCAATAATCTGTGAATCTGTAAAAACTATTCTATTTTTTTGCATTTATAAGTTTCATTACTTTTTCGTAAACTTCTTCACTTACCTCAAGCGGAGGTCTTTTTTTGTGCTTGTAGTTTTTAGCGTGTCTGCCTTTAGCAACCATATCCCTAGCATTATCGCCAGGTGTGCCTAAAAATAAATGATTGGGATTGACGCAAGCAGGCACATCACATCTGTGGCAAACATACAAACCTTTGTTAATTGGGCCTTTAAACAACATATAACTGGCTCTGTGAGCAGAAACATTGTCCCATTTGGTCAAAGAAATCCTGCCATAGCCTTGACCATTTATGCTTCCAACCCATATCCAGCACCCCGAAAAAGGTATTTTTTCCACATTTTGCATGAAATTTTCAGGATTTAGTATCATTGTATAAGTTTACTTACATGGTTTTTTTGTTAGTTTACAAGATTTTACAAATAATGTTTGCATTTTTTTTAAATTTGCTTACAATAAAGGGTATAGCAACTTCGCTATGTCATTTAAGGGGAATTTAAATGGATGAGTTGTATCAAGTTATGACCGAAATGGAGCAACGCTTGGAATTAGCGTTAGACAACATGGAATACGGCACAGAACTGTCGCAAGACGATGTGGATGTTATTCGTGCAGCTTGTGGAAAACCAAACAACAAGCGCAATAATCTATTGCAATCCGTATTTGAAGATTTTGGCAAAGTATTCGGAGGTCAAAATGCACCAGTCTGAATCTATAGCTAAATTAGCCACAGCATTATCAATCGTGCAAGGCAAGCTGACCTACGCAAAGAAGGACTCAGCTAACCCATTCTTTAAATCTAAGTATGCAGACTTAGAGTCGGTATGGGATGCGTGTCGTGATCTGTTATCAGCCAATGGACTAGCAGTAGTTCAATTACCAGGCGAATATTTTGAAGGCACAATGGCCCTCACAACAATCATTACGCATAGCTCTGGCGAATGGATTAGTCAACAGATGTCTTTGCCTGTAACTAAACCTGATGCACAAGGAGCTGGCTCTGCGCTTACCTATATGCGTAGATATGCTCTTGCAGCAGTAGTTGGCGTAGTGCAAGCCGATGACGATGGCAACGCAGCCTCTGCGCCCAAGCAAGTTAAATCAAGTTCAACAATGAAGTCTGTAGCAGAAGATATTTTATAAGGGGAAATAGCATGGCATATACACCAAAAGAAGGTTCAGGAAGTCTTTTCAAGAACGAGCGTAAGGCTTCTGATAACCATCCTGACTTTACTGGAACAGTTATGGTCAATGGCAAAGAGCATTACTTGTCTGCCTGGACTAAGACATCCACTAAAGGCACAAAGTTTCTTAGCGTATCAATCGGCAAAGAAAAAATCCCACAAGGATTTAAACCAGCAGGATCAGACGAGCTACCAAAAGATGATCCGTTTATAGACGATAGCACTCCGTTCTAAAGGAAAACATCATGCAGAATCAAATTAAGAATCTTATTACCGAAAGTTCCAAATTAAGTTGGCAACCAGTTGGCGTAGATGAAGAACAACAACTCATTAGTTTTAAACCTGAAGATTTGTTGTCTGTAATTAAGGCGGTTCTGCACGTTGCTGCCGATATGTGCGAAAACTATTATGATTCAGAGCGTATCATTAACTATGCACAAGGAATTAAATGACTTGCCAAGTATGTAAGTTTTTTGTATTTAACCAAAACGATATGATGGGGGCTTGTAAACTCAATCCTATTGTGGTTAATAAATTGCCACAAGATTGGTGCGGTCAGGAAATGCCGACAGAATATGAGGCCGTAGTAGTTCCAGCTCATCAAGCTGAAGTATTGCCTGATACTGCACCTATAGTAGAAGTTGTATATGATATAAACACGGATGAAGTAAAACCAAAACGGGGGAGAAGGAAAAATGTCAACTCAGATTTGTAAAACCTGTGAACAGGACAAATTACTGAGTCATTTTAGCGTTCGGTCTGATACAAAAAAATATCGGACTGAGTGCAAATCTTGCCGTAACCAAAAACAACAAAAATATTCAAAAACAGAAGATGGCAAATTGGCACAATCTAAAGCGGATAAATTACGCCAAGAAAAGTACCCACATCATCGTAAAGCAAGAACAGCATTAAATAGAGCAGTAGAAAAAGGTATTATTAAAAAATTGCCATGTTTTATTTGTGGCAATGAAGCAGAAGCGCATCATCCAGACTATTCACGGCCTTTAGATGTTGTTTGGCTATGCAAACCACATCACAAAGAAACTCATAGCATAACCAGGGGAAATAATGAGTAATGAATCATCACATTGGTACACCAAAGACGGAGAGCCAGCCTATACCATTGAGCGAGCCGATGGCAAAGGGATGCGAAACACCACTTTGCGAGATGCAAAGAAGTTGGGCCTTTTACCGAGCGTTACTACCATTCTCGGTGTGGCGTCAAAGCCTGGACTCCAAAATTGGCTTCAGCAGCAGGCTATCCTTGCAGCCTTAACGCTACCACGCAATGAGGGCGAGTCTGAGGAAGATTATTTAGACCGAGTTCTAAATGACTCTAAGGCTCAAGGCAGAGATGCAGCCGATAGAGGAACGCAGATACACGGCATCTTAGAGGCTTATTTCAGCCAAGTTTTACTACCTGAAGTGCCTGACTATTGCCGTAACGCAGAAAACGCCCTAAAAGCCTCGTTTGGCAGTCGTTTATGGGTTACTGAGAAGTCTGGTAGCCATGAGCTTGGCTTTGCTGGAAAAGTGGACTTACACGCTAAGGGCGATAAAGTTAAGGGAATAGTACCCGTAGTTGCAGATTTTAAGACAAAAGAAGTCCCTTTGGAAAAGGTCGTTCCATACGAGGATCATATCATGCAACTAGCTGCTTACCGAGAACTCTTGGGGCTTTCAGATGCTAGGTGCGCTATTGTCTTTGTCAACGGGTTGACCAATGAAGTCAAGGTCTGCGAGATTGAAGAAGCGGATTTGCAGAAGGGCCTAAAGTGCTTTTTTCATCTTTTGCGCTATTACCAAATAAAAAGCGGATTGGTCGTATAATATCTTTGGGGCTGGGTTGGTGATCCCCCGCCAAAATTCCTTCCGTGAGGTCTCAGCCCCACCTTAATGTTGCCTAAAAGCAACACATAAAATATATTTTGCACAAGATGGTTTTTTTGTGGTTTTTTAAATTATAGTTTCTACATCAGGTCGGGCGTTATTCAGCAAAGTACCTCTCCATACGGAAATCTAAGAGGCTCGATCTGATACTTTTTACACGGGGCAATCATACTTCAGCTCAATAAGCCGAGGGTGTACGACTAAGCAGCTTGTCTTGTTTTTTTAACTTAGGGGGAATTATGAAAACAGCAATTATTGAATGGGTAGGCGTAATATTGCTTGGCCTAATCTTGGGCGCAATGTTTGGATTGGGATTTTAAATGGAACAAATCCACGAATTTGAAAGCCCAGACTTTGCACAATACAAGTGTTACAAAATGGGCGGGATATTATATATTCCTCATTATGTTAAGCCTGGTGTCTATGTAGCTCCTTGCATCAAAATTGTTAACCAGTTTGGTCGTAGCGAATATCCAGCTCGGTATTTTTACAAGCATGAACTATTAGCAATGGGTGCAGTAGAGGTTATGGAAACCCTATGGAAAACTACAGCGAGAGACTCAAAATGAACGCTTATAAATTAGCTGAAGAACTGCAAAGAGCAATAGCTGACAATATGACCGATTTGGTTTGTGTCCAGGACGCAGCTACATTGCTTAGAAAACAAGCAGATGATATTGAATATATGCAAGAACAGTTTGATAGGGCCATAGAGTTTTTAGCTAAATGCAACGGCTGGAGCAAGAACAAGTGAACGCAAATGAACTAGCTGATAAATTAGAGCAAGGTCATTGGGAAGGTGGCACAAGAGAACAAGCAGCCACCATGCTACGCCAGCAACAAGCTGAAATTGAGGCGTTGAAAGCAAAGACACTAACAGATGAAGAAATAATTGAAATTTGGTGTGTCATGGAAACTGACACAGGCGAACAAAACATTGAATTTGCTAGAGCAATACTAAGAAAGGCACAAGAGAAATGAGTGCAAACACTACATATTATGCAAGGATACCTAAACTGGTATGGGAATGGATTGAAGTAGATGCTTTAGTGGGTGCTGATGTATGGGAAAAATATCCTACAGCTTCTGATGTTTTGCATTGGACTGAATATGAAGAAATGGAAAGAAAGGCACAAGAGAAATGAACGATACAGACATCAAAAAAGTAATTATTGATACTTTGACAGAACAAAATGCTTTTAAAGATTTACCGCCATCAATGGTTGCACAAATGGCTATTGACATGGTTTTGGCAATACTAAGAAAGGCACAAGAGAAATGAACACATTAGATTGGGTTTTGTTGTTTGGATTGCTTTTCCCCATAGTTGGTATTTTTTGGTTAGCGTTTATTGCAGTTGGAATTTATTTATACAGAGGATTGTTTAAGTAAGAAAGGCACAAGAGAAATGAATAATGAACCAGTAGCGTGGAGAAAAGTAGTCGGTAATGTAACTAAACATTATCAATACAACGAAATGGGTGAAGGCACTCCGCTTTATCTGCATCCAGCAAAGACACTAACAGATGAGGAAATAGAGGAAGTGTTTAGAACTGTGGAGCAAGACTTTGCTTTAACAGAATCTAAAAAATCCGATGGTGGTTGGAG